AATTTGCAGCTGGACATTCATATCTTGAATGGATTTACTTTGTTCCGGCGTTAATCGGTATTTCTCCATTTCTTTATTTAATGCGGCAAATTCTTCACGTCCTATCCTTAAAAGATGAAGCATTTGAGGATCAAGTCCCATCTCTCGTAATAGATATGAAGCCGAGGTATCGCTCATCCCGCTTACACGGTTTCTAAGTTGTTCCAGTACATTTTCTGCGTCACCTGTTGGGTTAATCCCTGCAAGTTGAAAACCGCGCGCTCCTTGACCTGTCAAACGCAGTTCAAAAAGTCTTTGGTTTAAGCCTTCCAATTGCTGTGCGGCATTGTCTACACCGTACATTTTCCCGATACTATTCCATTTTTGAAATGAACTTAAAGCAATATCAGAAGTGCGGGTTAGGTTTAAAAATACCTGATTAGATTTAACAAGGTCATTTGTAAGCTTATTTACAGCTACGGCAGCTCCTGCTATCGCTGTTACAAATGCTCCAATACCTTTAACAACTCCGGCAATGCCATTAGCTAAATTTTTATTTGCTTCAATATTTTTATTTAAAGCGTCTTTTTGTGCTAACAGTTTGTCTTTTTTTACTTCGTCAGCAAATACGCTCTTGATTAACTTTTTCTCAGTTGCATCAGTTGCCTTTGCTAAATCCTGACGATATTTTATAAGCCTTTGTGTTTTCTGTATTTGCTTGTCAACTGCTTGCACAGTTTCTTTCATTGTATTTAAGGCTATGTCTAGCTCTTTAGTATCGCCTACAACACCTAGTTCTATGAATAATTCACCTAATGAAGCCATTTTTAGTCCTATTTGCTTTTGTTTAATTCGGTAAAGGTTGTTTCATATTCTCGGGTAAATAGTTCATAATGATATGTCATTAAAACAATATCCACCGGAGAATTTAAAACGGTATGCGGATTACTCCCAAATAATCCTGCTTTTGCTAAAGTTAAAGCAATAATATTCTCATCATTTATTTTTATACTGTAGCGGGGATATTTTGTTCCATTTGGTTGAATCGGGTTTTCAACTCTGAAACAAGACTCTTGAAAAAAGGGCGTAGGTTTTCCTCACAGCATTTAGTCACTATTTCGTAATAATCTTCTCTAAGTTCAGGGACATCATCAAATAGTTGCGGAGTTATACTATGTTTATTATCGTAAATACAAACCCGTAAACAAGCCATTAAAGCGCTTTCGAATTCGTCTGAGGTATCTAGTCCTATAATACTTTGAATTAGCCCTGTAAGTATTCCTGTAGAGTCTATATTGCCGATATTAATTACTTGCGCATTTTTTATCAGATTACTCTCAAGTGCAATTTTCATAACGGCACGTTTTAGTGCAGAAGCATCTTTAAAGGATGCAGGAACAATTTTAACACTCTTTTGTCCGTTTGTTGTTATAATTTCCATTTTTATAATCCTTTCTTATAAAAAGGTAAGAATATAATACTCTTACCTTATCCTATAGCTCTTTCTGCTTTGGCAAAGAAGATTTGATAAACGGTTGTACCTTGTTCGGTTTCCCCTTGTAAGTTTTCTTGTGCATCCGGAAAACGTTGGAAAACTCCGCCTAAAAGAACGTAGTTATCAAATCTTACAACACCGTTGCCGTCCCCGATTCTTTTTGTAAATGAACCGTTCATTACTTTAAATGTTGGTAAATCTTTTTCTTGAGATATAGATAAACCATTTAACCATCGGTCGTCAGCTCCGCCTCTTAAAACTCTTAAAGTAACAACGGCATTTGTACCTTGTCTGTTATCTGCGTATACGGTTGTATTATTTTTACCTGTTGAAGCTCCTACACGGTCATTTTGATAAGCTAACTCGACTGTAGAACCATCTGTTAACTCTTTCAAAACTCTATCGGCTAATATAAAAGTATCATTACCTGTTAAAGCATATGTTGTCATAATTTATCACCCCTATCGTTGAATGTTTACTATTACATCGGAGAAGTGGAATGCGCCTGAACGTTTCAAAGCGATTTGCACAAGCGGAGCTTTTCTTGCTTCTCTATCTGTTTGTGCTTGTTGTGAAAGTGGAATTGAATATATGTAATATCCTTTATTTTCGATATTGGTTAAAAAGTCCTCAGGGTCACCAAACGGAATAGCACCATTCCAAGTTCCCGGAGCATATGAACCGTTATTTATTCCTCGTTCGCAAATTTGAGCGTAAGCGCCTTTTAAACCAGTCATGCCACTTTCTGTTTGCGGGATTTTTGTATTTGTTTGTCTTAAATAGTTAAATCCTGCGACCTCAAGGGCTTTTTTAAGCCATAAATCCGCTTCAATTTCGTCAGTAAAACCGTTGTTGTCATTTGAATAAACAACACTTAAACCGCCGGTATTGCCGTAAATATCAACACCGTTGGTTTGCGCGGATACAAGATAAGTGTCATTTAATCCGCTGTCAGGCAAAACACCTGTTAAAGTTTTTAAGTTTAAAGTGTTAGATGTTGCTGTTCCGCTGTAATTAACGGATTTAGCAATTGATGCATATGTTGCGATTGCAACTTTTGCATCTTGCGGATTATTTGAGTATGCTAAACTTCTTGTTTTACCTAATCCTGCAGCTTGAATATCTTTGCCTAATACTGCAATATTTTTCAATGATGTAATTGTTTCAAAATAATCACAATCCATAGCTTGAATTGCTTGTGAATTAGCTAATACAGTCGCATTATCCTGATATTGAGTTGTTAGAACACCACCAAAATATACTTGTTGTTGCGCCGCTTTTACTGCATCTGCAAGGGTTTCTCCGCTTGCGTTGGTGCCTGCGCTAGATGTTGCGGTTTCACCATTAAAATAATCCGCGCCGTTTAGGTCTGTTCCGTCACCGGTTGCAGCTGAAATAGTAACGCTGCTGTCAGTTCCATATCTGCGAGATGTAAATACTATAGTGTTATTATCCACTGTAATATTGACATCAGGATTTTGACCTTTAATGACGGTTACAATATCATTGAGGGTTTGAACTGCTGAAAAATCAAGTCCCGTTATTAGTGTTGGTGTACCGTCTATAGTTAGATTTAGTGAACCGTTAGTAACTTTTTGGAAGTTCGTAACGTTTGCTGAAATATCTGCTGTTTTTAAACTTCCTGCGGTCGCATTTACACCCTTAAAAGGAAAGATGTATAAAACTCCGCCGCCTGTTCTGAAATTCGGTACAGGTGTAAATAAAGCGGTTGTCATCCTTGCGGTTAAAGAACCTGAGCCAAAATCTTTATCGGCATTCGGCGAAATATAAACCTGATAAGGTTCGGAAAATCCTGCGGGTTCATTTGAAAAAATCGCTATGCTATTGGTGTTAAAATCTGCTAAACCTGATGGGGTAGCAGATAAAGACACGTTAATAGTATAGCTTAACGGTACTTCGTAAGCCATATTGTAATACTCCTTTTGTTTATAAGTTATTTTTCTATGATGTTGTTGCTCTCAAATATTTTCCCGTTTTCAGTTTCTGCAGATAGTGGGAATTTATCAAAATAATCAACGGGTTTTGATTTCTGATGATGTATGAGAACGTTAAATGTTGTTGTAAATCGGTTAATATCAGAACCGCCGTCAATACCTGAAATATTAACGCTACTAGTTATCGTTCCGATTTTAAAATTGTATAAATCCATTTGCTGTTGCGCGTAAACGGAATTTAAAGCCATCGTTACTTCGTGATGTCGCTCTCGGGCTTCATTGTTGCGGGAATAAATGTCAATCTGCATCATTCTGGATTCGTTAAGGTCTTGAACTTCAAGAAACGCATCTTTCCCGTCAGGATCTACAGGGTTAGGATTTTCTTTAAATTCTGTGCGATTTGAATATATTTGCTCAGATACTGTTTTAACGGTTATTTGTATTTTATCGGTGTTAAAAAGCTTGATGTTTTGTGCATAGATTATAGCAGAAGGGATAACATCACCGCGTGGTGTGCTGCCGTAATTCTCAGGCAGTTTAAGCTCGTGTTTTATAATATCAACTAATATTTTCTCAATAGATTTCTTCATTGTTTAATTCTTCCGAATCGCCTTTGTAATCTCGTACAAGCTGATATTCAATAAAACCGTTAAGACTGTAGTCTTTTTTCTCCATAACCTTATAACGTTTGTTGTTAAAAATTACTTTGTCGGCAGTTTCAAGGTTCAGAGTACCTGCCACTGCGTGAATCCAAATCCAAGACCATGAACGTTGTCCTTCAGGTTTCAATTGTAAAACTTCATTCTTTAGCGGTTGCCATACACCCTTAAATTTGATTTTTTGTGTGGTATAGGATAAATCCCCTTCGATAACATTTTGATAGACCTTCTCGAGAGTCAGGGGTACTTCCCAACCATATAATGTAGTATCCATTTGGGGCATTCCGGAAAGCGCACTTAATCCTCTACCGCGATTTATATTAAGCCCTGCCATAAGATAAAATTTTATCTCCTATATAATAAATTCCTAATAGCAAAAGATTATTTGTTTTAGGAACAATACTTAAATTTAAACTTAAATTTTCACCATCAAAAGGTTGCGGTTCTTGTTTCATAGTAAAAAATAATTTAAACCACTTATAATTTAACTTTTTCATAATTTTTACAGTTCCCATTTTTGTTTAATTCCTCAATAGTTTTTATAAAAATCCCTTGTTCAAGTCTGTATTGTATTTTAAAGCCCATATTAGTATGATGAAAACAATTCTCTCCATCATAATATTTGCATTTATCACATTTATTTGCTTTTTTCTTAGCCATTTTTACCCCATTGTTTTCCGTCTATTGCATAAGAAATGCTACTCTGTAACTGACCGCTGTCTATTAAAGTATTTGCCGCAGGGTTATATTTGCGTTTTTTCTTTGAACTTTCTTTAGTCGGCGGTTTTATTGTGTCATTATAGAAAGCGTTTTGAACCTGTAATAACGCAGTTTCCGCAACTCTATACACCATCTCATCCATCATTTTAACTTGTGTTTTGGGTGATAAATCGCGAATGCTATCAGAGATAGTAAATTCTACAGCTTTTCTTATTTCTGCCGCACCCTTAGGACCTAATATCGGAACACGTAAAAACGAACGCGCAGGAATATTTATCTGATGAGGTTTAGTTTTAGGTAATCCTTCCCCTTTGTCTTTCGAAATAAACCGCGCCATTCCATCTTCTTTTATAATGTAAGGCTGCCCGCCGGGGTGATTTATATTTGCGCCGAATTCGTGTACTGCAGCAAGTTCAGCTTGTGTTAAATCAGTATCAGGCACTTTCTGACTTCCTTCAGGCTGTAACACCCCTACTTTAATTGAATGCTTTTGAGATAAATCAGTCATCAAGTCTTTGATGTTCTGTAAAGTTTTGCTATTCCGTCTATTAACTTGTCCACTAGGTGTATTACGTTTAACCATAAGTAGTCCTTCCGGGGGTTAAAATTATATTCCCAATCAAATAAGGTTGAATAAGGCTTAAATACTTACGTCCGTAACCTGTCTGTGCGTAAGTTCCTAAAACTTGATTATTCATCATCCATTGAGGGATTGCATAACTTTCCGAAACAGAACCAACTGTTTTAGATTGGGTTAAACCTTTATATCCCATTAAGAAGGGATTTTGACGGTTAGTTATATCAATAATCAGATAATGAGCCGCCAAGTAGTAAAAAACCATCTCGGCGGTTTCATCATCTATAAAGAAAGTAGGGTTAAAATTAACTTTAGCTTCTTTAAAGGCTCTCTCAATATCTAAATTTTGAATATAATTATCTGTGCTGTCGTTAGTAAGTTCCCAATTATCCGTGTCTATCGGCGGTGTAGTATTACCATCTGTCAAAGATTGATAAAAATTAGGCTCTGAATAAACAATATCCTCTTTAAAATAAGCTTTCCCTTCTACATAAACAGGTAAAAGATAAGGGGCAAAATCGCTTTTAAAAAGGTTCAAAAACCCCTCAACAGATATATTATCTATACTTGCCATATTGCCCCGATTCTCCTTTTATTTAGCTTTTTTAGCTTCTATTTTTTCTTTAAGTGCTTTTGCGCCAATATTTTTAGCGTATTCAATACCTAATTTATCAGCTTCTTGTTTTAATTCATCAAGTGATTTTTCGGCTCCGCCTTCCTTAGCTTTAGCTTCGGCTTTCAGCTTTTCAATTTCAGCCTTCAACTTAGCGTTTTCATCTTCAAGTGCTTTTTGTGTTTCAGCGGCTTTAGTTTCCTTAGCTTTAGCTTCGGAAGGGTCAACATACTCAACTACATCACCTGTAGCAAGCCAAATTTCGGCGACTTCTTGTGATACTTCGATATTTGCGCCTGGCGGAAGATTATATGCGCCGTGCTGATACATTCTTTTTGATTTGTTTTCTACTCTCATTATTCAATCTCCTTATGCTGCTTCATCCAAGTACAATACTTCGTTAGGACGTTTTACCCATACACCTGTAAATTGCATTTCAGAGTCTGAAATCATATCAAGTGAGCCTGTAGGATAAAGCGGATAAGGTGTATATTGTTTTGGAATATACATTGTTAAAGTTTGAGGGTCACGGTTATAAAGTACGTGTCTTCCTCGGCCGTCTGTACCTGCTGTGTTGTTATAAACAGTGTGAAGAATTTTGAAATTAGCAGGAGCCCCTGCAGCCGTAAAGGCTTTCTCTAAATATTCTCTAACTGTACCGATAGGGAATTCTGGGTTAATAGGTACCCCTAAGGACATATAAGTCGCAGTCGGCATTAACCAGGTATTAGGGAATACTGTACTGTTGGTATTAGCAAAATATGTAGAAATTGCAGTCTTAGCAAAGTTTGTCAACTGTTCAATGGTCATATTTTGTATAGATACCGGTAACAATGCAGTATCGATTGTGACTTCCGGCTGATTTAATAAACCGAAATTCAATCCGTCATCAGTTCCCAAGAATTCAATTTTTTGAATACCTAAATCAACAGTACGTTTTCTTGCGATTTCCTGTTCTTCGATAATGGAGAAGTTTTGAGCATTTGCTCTAGCCATTTCAAGAATTTCTTTTGTAGCTTCATATTTCATTCTCCAGAAGTTATTTCTAATTGAAATACCATCTACAGTAATATCAAGATTAGCATCTTTGTTGATACCGTTACCAGGTTGAACAATACCGCTTTCAAAGCTATCGCCTACCTGTGCAACTGCATACTGGAATAAGTATTTACCGTAAGCACCGACACCCATTTCAATAGGTACATAGTCAGTTAGTGAACCTTGAACGGTGTAAAACTTCTGTCTTTGAACACCAGCAACAATTTGAGTAAGAGTTGTAATAGTTTGTTCAAGACCATAATTAGCAGGGTTCGCAAATGCTACTGCGTTATTAACCCTAAACTTATTTTTATATTCTTCTTCTGTTAAAATACCAATGTTACCCATTATGAACCTCCTGATGTTTGAGAAAATCTCAATTCTACTTGTAATAAATCACCTTTAGCAGTAGCCGGAGTTAATGCTTTACCGATAATTGAATTACCGGCTGTAGCTGTTGATGTAACTTCGTTATCTGCTGTGAAATAAAGTGTTGCACCTGCTGCAATTGCTGCATCCGCAGGAAGCCATACAATATCGTTATCTCTTGCGATTGCGATACGTTCACCTGCTCTAAATCTGTTTTGAATAGGGTTAAAAGTAACAATACCGAAAATTGCATCGGTAACGGCTGCTTGTTTTGCTACAGGTGCGTGTGGATTTGTAGCTGCAGTATCTAGTGTAACAACTGCACCTGGTGCTAATGGTGTTGTCTGCGTGGCTGATACAATTACATTGTGTAATTGTGGTAAGTTTGCCATATAAGCGTATAATCCTGCCACCGGATTATTTGGGGCAAATTGGTTTAATGAAATGTTTGAAACCATTATTTATACTCCTTTTGTTTAAAATTGCAATAAAAAAGCACCTTTACGGTGCTAAAGTTTAATAGTAGTAATTAATGAGGTTGAAAATATTAACTAAAATATTCTTCTGCTATTTTTAATCTATCCGCACGAGAAATATACTCGTCTTGTTTTGGCGGGGTAGTTGAAGCGTTATAAATTTCATTCATTCGTTGATAATAATCAGGTTTTGAATTATCTACACCATTGTCACAAGATTTTTTCTTGTTGTCGACATCTTTGTCTTTATCATCAGATTTTTTGTCGTTTTCTTTTTTGTTTTCATCTTTTTTAGCATCTTCATCAGCATTATCAGCTGTACCGCGAGATGATTTATTGTAGCTTAGTTGTTCAAGTTTTTTTGTAAGCGTTCTAAACTTTTCTTCTGCTCCGCCTTTAAATTCAGATGCCGGTTTCATTGCAATTGCATCTGCTTCTCTTAGGATTTCTCTTTTGTCAACATCCGCATTTTCAACTTGTTTGTCAGTGTCTTTGTCCTGCATTTTTTCTCCTTTGTCGTTCTCAACATTGTTAATAAGTTTTTTTAGTTCTTCTAAAAGTGACATATCTCGCTCCTTTTCGTTATGTACTTCATTATTCTTTATATCAGGGTTGAATTCTTCTTGAATATCGGTTATAATAATAGTGCTGATATATTCAGGGCGTTGCGGGTTAAAATCCGTGAAAGTGCAGGAATTATCAGCATTTTTATTTTTTCTTTTATATAGAGATTTAATAGTTAAAGTTTTTTGACGGGTTCGAATTTCTTCTGCATAAATTGATGTACCATCATCAAATTTTTTGTGGTATTTAATTAAAGGTGTGCCTTTTTCATCAGATTCACCAAAATGTACATCATCATATCCATAAATAATTTCAGGGATACGCTCAAAATCTTCATCAGTTATTGCAATTTGACCACGCAAATTTTCTTTTTTTTCGTTTCCATGATTTTTAAATGAATGCCGTGTGCCTGATACATCTATATCGTGATTATATTCTGATATATCATAACCATTTTGTTGGGCTTTTTCTTGTAAATCTTTAGAAACTTTACCAATAACAAGTTTTTGACGTTCATTAGGATTATTTTTTGCTTTGTCAATTACTTGTTTTAATTCTTCTTTATAATTAGGATTTATTCCATTTTCTTTTGTCCATTTTCCTTTTTCATTTCGTTTTTGATTTGGGTTATAACTGTTATCAGTTTTTGAGTTAAACACTATATTTGCACGCTCGTAACGAGGGTTATCTACAAGAGCAAGGTGTACAAAGTTCAGTTTGGTAAACTCTCTGTCATAAGGGATATTATTTTCAGTTCCGCCTTTGTCGTCTTGTTCTAAAAAGTCATATGAACAAGAAACGGACCAATTTTTGACAGTTATCAAATCTTGTGCAGTTTCATCCCATATGACCCCTTCACACCAGTACCAGCCATCTTGCTCGTTATAATAAGCATTTGATATTACACCTACACGCAAGTCATCTGCATTATCTGCTGTAACATCGGTATGATTGATAATAACAGGTGCGCCCTCAATAGTTTTGAGGGATTTGTCCAGTGTTTCTTTTTTAACAAGAACAGTGCCAAACTGTCCCGGATATCCTGCCAAGCCGGGTTGAATAAAACGCGATTTAAACCGCTTGCCCTTCCCCGAATCGTCTATATCTCCAAGTTGGATTATTGCGTTGTTTACTGTTTTCGATTGCAAATTTAATTTTTGTAAAAATATTTCTTTTAGCATTTTGTACCTTACTTTGGTAAATCCAATAATCTTTATCTTTTACACCCATTTGGTTACAGCCGCAGTTATAAGTTTGCCCGGGTAGTCCTTTTTGACCACTGGGCTTTGGAATAACACGTTTTTCACCCGATTTTAATTTGATTTCTATTTGTTCAATAATCGGCGGATTATCATACGCAAAGATATTTGTTCCACCAATACCGTATTTATTATTTTTTTCTTTGGCATACTCCAAATGAAGCTCGCGTTTTTCTTTTGAGTTCGATTTAAGCCAAAAAAAGTATTTACAGCCCTGCTGTTGGTAATGAATAGCTTTTAAAACAGATGATGCAATTTCGCTCTCATTACGAGCCAAAAAAGCCGCTTTATCTTTCGCTATTTTCCATTCTTTTCCAAAATACTTTTGAATAGTTTCTATTCGCGCTCCGCCCTGAACCATTTTAAGTACATCATGGCGCATTTTAATTATCTTTTTGGCTTTCCATTTTTTAACCCAAAATTTCATGTTATAAACATAGTCTTGAGAAATTTTCTTAGTCCATTTGTCAGCCTTAAAAACTTTCAAAGACTCTTCATAGTCTTTTGTCGGTGGAGTTTCTTCTTTTGTGGTTTCTGATATTGCGGGATTACCAGTATCAAATAAAGAAAGAGACTTGCTATCCCCGTTATTTTCATCAGTTGAAAGATTAGATTTATCATCAATATCAATAGTCGGTGCGTTCTTTTGCTGTTGTTCTCTAAAGTCGTGAAGTTCCTGTCTTGCGTTCTCACGCTCGGTTTTTGTGCGGTTTAATTCTTTTTCCAGCTCTTCTTTGGTTGAACCCTTAGCATCTTTTAACTTGTCTTCAAGGTCTTTTATTGCACTGTCTTTAGCTTCCCAAACATCATGGAGAGCTTGACCTTTTTTATCGGTCTCTTCCCAGTAAGACTCAATTTCTTGAATTTTTTTATCGGCAATCTCTAAATCAAGTGATGGTGTATATTCGCCAACTGTTGGTACTTCTCCTTCGCTTGTAGATGCAATAAGGTCTTTTTCAAGCTTTTTATACATTAGCTCGGCTGCATGCTCAATCAAAAGCCTGTTAAATTCTTCTTTTGTTAAATCTACACTTAGCTTTAATAGAAGTGCATTTAATGCTGTTATCTTTCCTGCTTCTCTAGCTATTATCATTGATATTGTGTTATCAATCTCAATAGGGAGTAAATTACGTTCGATGTAATATGCTCCATGTCTGAACTTTGCCCCTAAGGTTTCAAGTTCTTTGGCTACATCATTTGAAAACCTGTCAGCGGCTTTGAATGCGCCATTTTCGTAATAAATACGACCGCTTTGTAATGCGTTTATTACTTCGCTTTTTGAGTTCCATACTGCGGATGTGTTGCTTAAAACCTCAAAAATAAGTTTAAACATTGTTTCCCAAATATTATTACTTATACCTTTTGCAATTCTGTTGCGGTAGTAATCGCTTAATCTGACAGGTTTCCATTGTTTAGACATAAGTTTTATCTTCCAATAATTCTTCCGGACTGTTGTAATTATCAGGGTTAAAAGCGTTTTCGATTTCGCTTATTTCTTCATCTGAATACAATACAATTCCGTCATCAGTTAAATGTTCAGCAACTTGGCGCGGTGTCAGTAACTGGCGGTCAAATAGTTGCAAATAATCAGCAAGCTTTTTACTTTTAATTTCCGCTTCGTCTTTTTCAGACATTACCCTGAGCGGTTTCCAGTTAATTTTAAGGTCAGGCACTTCTCTGCCGAACAGTTGCCAACACCTTAACTGTATAACCCACTTAATAAGCCTTGTTGCAGGAGTTCTGATTTCACTATCAACGGTTGCGTTGTAATTTTCTAAATCATCTTCACCGCTTGAAAAGCCGCTTGAACCTTTACCAAATATCTTTGAATAAGGTCGTTTGAGTGCTGCACAAACTAAATACTGAATTTGTACTATCATTTCAGGCAATCCACTGAAACTAATTTGTTTCTGTTGGTAATCGTCTTGTACATCCATTGCAATAGATGATTTATAATTTTTATTTTCAGTAACAAGCTCCAATCGTTTTTTAATGAGTGAGTCATTACCGCTAAGCAAAGTTGAAGTTAAATCAAAAATTTTAATAATATCAATCTTTGCTTCATCAAGCAGTTCAAGCGATACATTCATAGCTTTGATATACTGACGTAACGGTTTCAAAATCGCTTCAAATATACTTAACCCCCAACCGGACATAATACTACGAATATAAATAGGGGTAGACATACCAATGAAGAGATTTACACGACTTGCGTCAGCTTTAAATTGATAGTTATTAATCTCTCCTGCTTGATTTGTATAACACCACATTTGAGCAACTTTAATGTTAGTGTTATCCTGCGGAAAGCAGTGCCAACGGTCAGAAGCCAAAAATGTAAGTCTTTGACCTTTCAAATTCTTTTCAATAAGCGGACGTTCATTGTTTTGATTTGTATTAGCAATTAGTACGCCACCACCGTAGAGTAAGCCCCACCGAATACAGTCTTTAATCGCTTCAATATCTTCATCATATATAACAGAACGCAATTTATCCAGTTCGTCACTTTCAAGCGTTTTACTGTCAATGATTAAACCTTCATTACGGAACGCATCATCTACAATTTGATTAACTGCTAATTGAACAAACGCTAAGGATTTATAAGCGTTAGTCAAAAGCGGCCACCAAAAGGTAATGTAAAACGGTGTGATGTCTTGCCCTGCTAAGTCATACATCGGGCTTGGTTGAAAGTTGTCAGGTATTCCCAACGCACTAGACAAACCGTTATTAACCGTATTTGACGAGTTATTAACTGTATTTGATTTTTTATTTCTGTTCTTTGCCATAAGTTATAAAACTTCTAAAATTGACACTTGAAGCTTAGACAAGCCCACCATAATACCGTAAACAAGAGTGTCAACGATATCATCGTGTTTGTGACTGTCATCACGCGTAAAGGCTTCACATTCGTTTAACAGTTCTTTATTCTGTTCAGGAGAACCCGGTAAAACCACGTTTCCCGCTTCAATGTGTGCCAATACTGCTTCAAGTCTTGTTAATTTGTCTTTATCTGCAACAAGCGGCAATACAGGGATTGCACATTCTCGCTTAATTTCCTGTATTAAGCCTGTGCCGCTTGCTTTATCTTCTATGTACATTCCAGAACAAGATACATTACCAATACCCTTGCTCCATCTGTTCCATAAGATTTTGACCTGTCGCTTAAGGTCCGGGGCTTCCCATTTACCTCGTACTATATCAAGTAAATGAAGTTTACCAAAAGTTGTAACACCCCAAACAATGAATACTGAAAAATCGTTATGTTCTTTGACTTTTTGAGCTGTATCACCTGTAATAAATATCTTTTTATATTGATATTCAACATTCGGCTGATAATATTTAAACCAATTAGTTTGAATAACCGCACCGCCTGAGGCTATCGGGTTTTGTTGATACTGTGACTGGAATTTGTAATTATTAACCTTTTGAATTTGTAATAATTCTTTAGCTGGATATCGTTCAGGCCAAAAACTACGGCCTTCATCATCAATCGCAGGAATTTTAACAATATCCCATAATTCAGGCTCATTTTTTTCAATCCATCCGACTAAATCATCAAGATGCAAACGTTGCATAATAAGAATTGTGGGAGTTGTCGGAGTTCTTCGGCGCGTTGCTAACTTCTCATCATAGAAAGTAACAACTTCGGCTCTTGCATTTTCATATCGTCCGTTACCCGCATCCATCGGGTCATCAATAATCAATGCTCCTGAAAAACCTTCAATATTCGGGTTGCCTGCATCTAGACCGGTAATCGCTCCGCCCGTGGTCCCTGCGGTTAAACCTGTTCTATTTTTGGCTCCAGCAAAAGAAAAATTTACTCTTTGTCTATCATCTTTCTTTAATTTATGTCCGAATAGTAAAGTCCAATGTGGATTTTCGATAATATCTTTACACTCTTTAGATAGTTTGTTAATCAATCTGTCCGAATGTGAAGTATAGCAGAAGGTATTATTCACGCTGCGTGCAAAGCACCAGGTTATAAAATACTCTGTAATAAGTGATTTACCCGAACCAACAGGAAGGCATAACGCAAGATTACGCTTTGTATTTCTGCAATCTACTAAATCTTGTAATGCCGCAATAACTTTTCTGTGAAAAGGTTTAAGCTTGAATTTGGAACCGTTGATAAGGTAAAAAACATTAAGAAGGTAACTTAGAAAATCTACTTGGCATAGGTACGCACGATTAGCTCTAATTTGCGGGTTTTGTAATTCTTCAATAAATTTATCATATTCACCCATAGGCTACTCATCTGCTAATTGTCTCGTCTTTTCGATTTCTGCCTGTATACCTTTTTTATCGATAACAATCTCTAAATCCTCTTTTGTACCCTCTACATTTAATTGTTTATCGATAGGTTTTTGTCCTGCCGTATCCCGTAAAAATTCTAAAATTTTAACAAAATCTTGAGGTTTTATATAATCATTTAATAATGATTCTTGTAAACGTTCGAATGCTTGTTCTTGGAAAGATTGACCATTAGGCATAAGTTTTAATAGTGTTTCTTCTGCGACCTGTCGCATTAGTTTTTTTTCTCTGCGAACTTGAACAGATTTTTTCCCGCCATTAGAACCTCGCCTTTTTGCTTCTTCTTTGGTTAATTCACCTTTTTTGATAGGCTTTAAGTTTTCATAATTTGCCATAAGCTAATCCTTAATTTGTAAATTAACTAAACCTAAATTATTCTGAATATCCTGCGCAATGTTACCGATTAGGTTTTCTTCTCCTACGGTCATACCATCCATACCTTCCAGGTGAGTTAAAGTATTTAACATCAAAGCTTTCATACTGCGAAAGTTTTCTAAATCGTCATTATCAGATTTTGCAGGAATTAAACTTGTTGCACGTGATAAGTATTCAGCTGACGGCAACGGTTCCTCGTCATTACCCAAAATACAAATCTCTTTGATTTGGTCGATGTATTCATACATATTCTCTTGAATACGGTCTGCAAATAAATGCTTACCGTAAAAACTCTCACCGTGACAAGAATAGTGAATATCTTTTGCAAAGTTTGCAAGTGCCAATATGTAGCATATAAGTTTATTAAATTTTTCCATAATCTGTACCTAATAAAATGAGCGCCTATTATCAACGCTCGTGGATTTTAAATATGAATTGTAAAATCCGAAAGGATTAGTTAAATAAAATCTCCTCTCAAAGTAAAATTAAAAAGAGAGGAGAAATTAAATAATCTCGATTTATAAGTTTTCTACATTTTAACTATAAACGATTTTGCAGGTGGTGTAAAGTGTGAGAAGGTGGTAGTTTTTTTGTGTATAATATATGTATGAAAAAGTGGTTTTTAATAGGTTTAATATTGTGTATAACACCGTCAGCATTGGCAAAAAGGTTATATCCTGAAAAGACTTATCAGGCTCGCTGGTGTAAAGCACATGGTGGAATTATGGAATATAAACTTAATGACCAAACACGTGTTGATTGTTTGCTTCCCACGATGGCTGTAGAGTTTGATTTTGCCAATAAATGGGCTGAATGCATAGGTCAAGCACTTTACTATGGGCAAAAGACTAACAGAACACCTGCTTGTGTCCTTATTATGGAAGATCCGGAAAAAGATTTAAAATACTTAAGACGTTTACGATATACTGTTTATAACAAAAAGAAAATACCTCATTTCAGAACTTTTACAATTAA